TGCACGACACCCTGCAAGCCGAAGTTGGCGGCGATCGCGACATCGTGGCCGAGGTCGCGGATCCGCGGCGTGAAGAGCGCCGTCTGCTCGCCGTAGCCGGATGGCGCCCAGGGCGCGTTACCGACCCAGAGGATCCTCATGCGCGCAACACCTGGAGCCGCCACGTGCAGCCGAGCAGCGCCGTCCCGCCGGGGTCAACGAACGCGCCGAACTCGGATGGCCCCGACTCGACGGTGATCTGCTCAACGATGCCTCCGAGCGTGTCATCGAAGAGGACGGCCTGCTCGAGCGACACGTCCGACTCCGAGTCCATCAACGCGATCAGAAGCTCTTGCGCGCCCTCACGGTCGGGCGTATCGGTACGGGCGCGCAGCACGAGATGCGTCGCCTTCTTGCCGCTGAAGGCGATCAGCTCCTCGAACGGGTCGTCGGGCAGCATGTCGATGCAAGGCGGCGTCGGGTTCCAGATCGCGCCGCCGACCGCCTGGATGTTCGGGAGCAGCGGCGAGAGCTGCGCGTCGATCTGGGCTGCGAGCGCGACCATGAAGGCGAGCTTCGGCGAGTTGTACGGCGTGCCCGGAGGCACACTCACGCGATCCCCCAGCTCGTCTGAAGGTAGGAGAGCTTGTCGGCGTGACGCGTCCAGGTGTCCTTCCAACCCGTGTAGCTCGCGCCGCCCTCGACGCCGCCCATGCCGATGATCCCGAACGGTGCCTGCATCTGCGACCAGTGCTCGACGGCCCGCTCCAGGTTCACCTGCACGACGAGCGCCGGCGGCGTCGTGTAGCTGGTGTCGAGGTACTCGTTGATCTCGAACGCCGCCGCCTCGAGCGTCCGGTTGAGCGCGTCCCGGTACACCGCGAGCTTCGGCGTCAGGTTCAGGATCTGCGCGAGCTCCTCGACGGTCGCGTACGCGGTCGCGGTCGGCGCGGCGACGCTGCCGGGGACGTTCTGGATCGGCGTCGTCGGCTGGCTCGTGTCGCCGGTCCCATCGACAAAGGTGATCCGGTACCAGTAGTTGATGTCGGTCCCCAGTTCGGTCGTGAACGACCGCGCGCCAGGATGGGAGGGGTCAACGTCGACCGGGGTCAGCGTCTTCGTCTCGAGCAGCGTGTAGACGCCGTCGCTCGCGACCGACTCCTCGATCTGCGCCTGCGTCCAGGGGATCCCGTCGTAGCGGACCGGCGGACGGAAGTTGACGAAGGTGACGACTTCAGCCATCAGGACTCCGTTCTGGCGAGTACGCCCCGCTCTGACTTGTCGATGTAGCCGTCGCTCTCGCCTCCGAGACCGGCGGAGCTTGGGCGGCTGATGCTGCCGAGGGTGGTGGTGTTGATCCAGCCGGGTGGGAGCGCCGGGATCGGCGGCACCCCGTCGATGAAGATGAGCACCTGGAGCGCGACGGTCGTGCTGCCGACCGCCGTGTACAGGTAGCTGAGCACCTGGGCGTCGGCGTGAAGGTTGACCGTCGTCGCGCCGTAGAAGACGCGGGTGCCGCGGGTCGTGACCGTTGCGACGAGCCGTGTGATCGTGGAGCCGCTGACGTTGCCCGCCTTGCCGCCGGCGGTCTGGATCTGCACGGTCTCCGCGGTTGCCGTCTGCGCGCGTGCGGTCAGCCGTCCCCGTGTCGTCACGGTGTCGGTGAGGCTCGTCGTCGTTGCGCCGCGGAGCGTGACCCGTGCCGCGGTCGCGATGCTCACGAGTTCGCCGACGCTCGATGCCGAGAACGTCTTCCGACGCCCCGCAGACGTGACGAGCGCGGTCAGGGGCGTCGTCGTGACGCCGAAGCGTGTCAGCCGCCCCGTCGTCGTCACCAGGTCGCTCAACGCGACAGTGGCCGAGGCGAGCGCGCGACGGGTTCCCGTCGTCGTGACCGCGTCGGTGAGGCTGACGGTCGCGCTCCCGAAATAGGTGTGGGCGCCGACGCCGCTCGACCCGATCGTCGTGATCTGGACGCTGACCGGGACGGTCGTGCTCGCCCTCGCCGTCAGCCGCCCCGCAGTCGAAATGCCGACCGTCTCGCTGACGCTCGAGACCGCGAACGTCTTACGCTGACCGGCGGTCGTCCGCAGATCGGTGAGCGCGACGGTCGATGCGCCGAAGCGTGTGCGGGTGCCGGCGGTCGTGACGGTCGCGGTGAGGCTCGTCGTGGTCGAGCTCCGCGCGATCCGCAGGCTCGAGGTCGTGACCGTGTCGACCAGGGCCACACTCGACGCGCCGAGCGCCTTCCGCGCCCCCGCCGTCGCAACGTTGACGGTCTCCGCGGTCGCTGTCGAGGAGAACGTCTTCCGGGTGCCGCTCGTCGTGCGCAGATCGGTGAGCGCGACAGTCGAGGCGGCGAACGTCTTCCGGCTGCCGGCCGTCGTGACCGCGTCAGTGAGCGCAGTCGTCGTGGCAGCCTTCACGGTCAACCGTGACGAGGTGGTGACGGCGTCGGTGAGGCTGACTGTCGAGGAGCCGAGCGTCTTGCGGGCACCGCTCGTCGTGACCGTGTCGACCAGGGCGACGGTCGTGACCCCGAACGTCTTGCGGGTGCCCGCCGTTGTCCGGTTGTCGACAAGTGCGACCGTGGAGACAGCGAACGTCTTGCGCGAGCCGGCGGTCGTGACCGTGTCGGTGAGTGCGGTTGTCGAGGCGGCGAACGTCTTGCGAGCGCCCGCCGTCGTGACCGTGTCGGTGAGCGAGACCGTCGCGGAGCCGGTGACAACCGTGACGCCCGCCGGGAGACCGTCGAAGTCATCGATCTTGGTGGTGACGCTCGAGTCTGAGCCGACACCGATGTAGCCGGTCGGATGCGGTGACGCGTCAACGATCGAGAACTTGACGGAACCGTTCAGCAGCAGTTGCAGCGTCGTGCCGCTCCACTGGGCCGAGTAGGTGTCGCCCGCGGCGATTGCGATGCTGCCGCTGCTCCCGAGATTGTTGTACGAGGCCGAGTCGGCCCGGTAGATCGTGAACACGCACGTCGTCGTGCTCGTCATCTGGAGGTTGCAGATGTAGCCGTTCACCGACGACACGGCCGGGTTCACGTTCGTCCAGAGCCACATGTTCTCGCCGCTCGCGGGGAGCGCTGCGAGCTTGACGCTCGCCGTCGAGTGCTTCTCGCGGTTCCAGATGTTCTCGGCGCTCTGCGCCGCCTGCGGCTGCGCGACGTTGCTGACGATCGTCCAATCGCCTCGCGCACCGGAGATCGCCGCGCTCCAGTTGCTGCCGACGAGACCGTTCGCGCGGTTGAAGCTGTCGAGAACGGTGACCGGGGGCTTGGTGCCGATCCAGCGTCTGCGCGATGGAAGCGGCCCGAGGAAGCGCCAGCGTGAGCGGCCCGACTGTGCCATCTACGGGATCTCGCGCACCCGCATGTCGCCTGAGAGCAGGATCGCGTCGGCCGGTGTCGTGTTCAGCCGGAACACGAGCGCTGCCGCGTTCGCGACGAGCTCCCGATGCTCCGCCGGCGGCGCGTACACGTACGGGATCCGGTTGTTGAACCCGTCCGGGTGACGCACGACGATCGTGCCGGACGAGGTCGCCTTGCCTGTCCCGTTCACGATCGCGGTGAAGCCCGCCGCCGAGTCGTTGATCGCCACCGGGCTGGGCGTGACGGTCGTGCCGCTCGTCGGCGCTGTCACGGTCGCCGGGACGTACATCAACTCCACGTCGAACAGCTCCTCCTGTGCGTCGCCGGCGTCGGCAGTCCCACCGGAGGCACCGAGGTAGATCGCTTCGACAATGCAGATCTTGTCGGCGGCAGGCTTCACGTAGAAGAGGTCCTGCTGCGCCGTCACGCTGACGGCCGTGAAGACGACCGAGTACAGCCTGCCGATCCCGATCACGGGCGCACCTCCTCGACCATGCAGAGGCTGTCGAGCACGACGTTCGTGCCGGTGTTCAGGTCACCCTTGACGAGCGGCAGGATCGTGCTCTCGGCATGCTTGGCGGCGTCGACCATGCCCGGCTGGTTGCCGTTCTCGTCCGGTTCGCCAACGTCGAAGTCGTAGGAGACATCAACGACGACTCTGAGTCTCGCGATCATCAATACCACCTCGTCAGTTGACGGATCTGGTGTCGGCGGGCGGGCGCAACGAGCGACTTCGCAGCCACCGCGAGATTCGGGGTCACGATTCGTGTGCCGCCCGCAGACTGTCCGGTACGGAACACAACATCACCATTGTTGGAACCGCTCGCGGTGGTGATCTCCCACGCCAACGAGAAAATTAGGTACTCGGCTGCGAGCGTAATGGCTCCTGGGTTCCACGTGATAACCGAGGTCACATCGGCAGTTGTAGAAAGAGCTGCACTTGTCGTCCCGAGAAGAACTGCACTAGTCAGTTCGGTGTCTCCAAACACGTCTGCGGCGGTGTTTTTCCAAGCACGCATCCGTACCCGGCCTGCTTGCGACGATGCTGTCGTTGCTCTAACAGCGAAGGTGAATGTCCATGCTGTTGCAGCGAACGTTCCTGTCAATGCAGCCGGAATAACGAACGTTGCGTCGTTGTTCGCACTGATTGGAGGTTTTGGGTTGGTCGAGTCAAGATCGAAAGTTGTTGTGGCTTGAATGCCACCGGCGGAGTACAGGGACGAGTTGCCGCTCGCGACTTTTCCGACTGTCCACTTTCCTGTGCTCCGATTAGCTGCTGTCTGATCTACACCATCAGCTAAGAGGGCAGCCGATGAACCATTGTTGGTATTCGTCAGCGTGAACGTCTTGACCGCCATCTACGTCACCCGCTCAAACCTGTAGGAGCAACCGGGCTTGTCTGCGATCTGGCCTGGATGCGTCGGCCAAACGTTGCAGCCGTTCAGGTAGTACGGGTGCTGCCGGTTGGTGCAGGTGTAGACGCCGTCGTGCAACGCGAGCAGCGGGCACGCGCCCTTGATCGACGGCTCTCCCATCTCACCGCCGAACGGGTCGCCCCAGCAGCACTGGCCGCAGCGGCAGCATTCACCGGAACGCACGTACACGCCGTCCTGGTAGACGAACGTGTACGTGCGCCCCATACCGACTTCCGTCACGCAGCCACCGGGGTGATCGCCACCGTCAACTGCCCCGACGTGATCGTGAAGTTGTCCCCGACTGCGACCGTACGCGGCGTCGCCAAGTCGTCGCTGCCGAGGAAGTTCCCCGCCGAGCTGGCATCCCAAAACGACACGTGCGAATACGTTTCCGCATTCGGTACGCTCGTCCAGTTGATGTCAGCCGTCGTCGTGATCGACCCGCCCGACGCCACCGAGCCGAACGTCGCCTGCTGACGGGTCGTGTTCAACGCGGGGTTGCCCGCGCCGGCCGCGCCCGGATCGCCGAGATGGAGCTTGACCCAGAACGCCGTCGGCGCGGTGTAGTTCGTCGCCTTGCAGAGAGCGTTCAACCATCCGTTCAGGACGGTCGAGGCGAGGCCGATTGGCATGGTTCAGCCCACCCCCTCTCTAGCTCAGCTTGATGAACCTGGCCGGATCGAACACCTTCGACTGGAAGGCGCCGATCACACCGACCTCCATGCCGCCGATCGACGGCTCCACCGCCCGCATCTCGATCGGTGCCCCCGGCGTTTCGCCCACAAGGAGCGTGGACGAGTCCCCGATGATCGCCGCGTTCGACGCGGTGCCGAACCCGTACGAGCCGACGACACGCAGCCCAGACCAGGTGCCCGTCATCGTCGTGATGTCGAGCGAGCCGACGCTCGAGACCTGCAACACCTGGTCGGTGCCCAGCCCAGCAAGCTGGAAGAACCTGGTCGCCGACAGGTACAGCGTGTTCGTGCGAGCACGACCGCCGGTCGAGTTGTAGGCGAGCGCGATCCCGTTGATCGCCGCCGCCCGCCACGCCTGGAAGCTCTCCGTCCCGCTCGTGCCGAGCGGAGTGGAGATCGTGCCGCCGGCCGAAGTGCCGAGCGTCGTGCAGGCCGCGGTCTCGGTCTGGATCGCGTACGCCTCAGCCGCCAGGTCGAACCACAACTGGAGCGCGTCCGGCGAAGACCAGTTGATCGTCTGCCACGACAGATCGCCGCCACCGAGATAGGTGTCAGCCGTCATCTGGTCGAGGACGACGCTCATCTTCACCGTACCCGCCTCCGTCTTCTCAGCGCCCTGCTTCGCGACCGTCGGGCGCCCGGTGATCCGCGGGTACGTCAGCTTCCCGGAGCTCAGGTCGACGCGCCGCCCCGAGTTCACGACCGGGCGGTTCTCCATGATGATGTCCATGATCTGAGCCATGTAGGCGGGCGGCAGCAGACCCTGCACATCGGAGGTGAGCGTGTTCTGCACGGTGCGCTGCAACCGCTCGACAGCGGCCTCACGCTCCACCTGCGCGTTCGACGGCCCGTTGATCGCCGCAGCGATCAGCGGGTAACGAGCGATCAGCTCGTCGCGTGCGTACGCGGCGAACGTCCGGTACACGACAGGCCCGTTCGGCGCCGGTGCCGGCGACGGCTCGTGCGTGACCCGGATCAGCTTCGCGACATCCTTCGATGACTCCGCCCGCTCCACGTCGTCGGCGAGCAGCGCGATCTCCTCCTCGAGCGCGACGAGGCGGGACCGGTACTTCGCAAGCTGCTCGTTCTCGAAATCGCCGAGGTCACGCTGCTCGTCCTCGGCGAGCTCGATAACGTCTCCGATCTTCTCCTCGACGCGAGCCCGCTCGTCCGCGAGCCGCTCGAGGCGCATCCTGGTGATGCCAAGGGCACTCACTGGGATCTCCTTCCTTGTGTGCTTGACAGATCCCGGCGGGTGTCGCCCTCAGAGTCAGCGGAGGTGTCGCACAAGAGCGAGGGGTCCGCGTGAAGACCCGGCGAGGTGCGCCGTGTGTGTACTGCGTCGATGGTTGGCCCTAACCGTTGAAGCCGTTGAAGTAGCCGAGCACGACGAAGATCGCGATCACGACGAGCGCGATCTCGCCCACGGTGACAGTGCGAAAGTTCATCGGTGTCTCCTAGCCGTACAGACGACGGCGGGTGGGGTCAGAACGGTTCCCATTGATCTCCGTCGTGGTAGTACGGGCCTGGTTTGGGTGTCTGTGTCTGGCCGGTGACCCCACCGGCGAGGAGCACAACGTCTCCGAGTTCGCCGTCTTCGGGGAGTGCACTGACGACTGGCAGCTTGGTGATGGTGGCGGTGATGTTGCCGCTTCCACCGATCGGGACGTGTTCTCCGGGCCGGTCGCTCATCGTGCCTCCTACCTCGACGCCAGCCGCACGAGCGGCGGCGGCGGTTGCATATTCGCCATGCGGTAGTAGCGGATCAGCTTGCGCGCAGCCGCCGCCCGCTGCGCCGGCGTCGCACCGTGCACCTGCCCAATACGTCCAGCCGCGGCGGCGAGCGCGTTCGTGTTCAACGTCCCGTCCGGCTCCAGCACAGGCAGCCCGTACCGCTCCTTCACCGAACCCTCACCGCCACGATCGAGGACAGCCGACCGCGCGTACTGCTCGTCGGTGAAACGGCCCGGTGAGCCGTCCCACGGTTTGCTCGTCGTCGCGATCCGCTGCAACGGTGCGACACCGAGCGCCTGAAGCCGCTCCACGAGCTCGTCCGGCATCTTCGTCTCGACCGGCTCGACAACGACAGGCTCCGTCCGCACCGCGAGCACCTCCGCATGCTGGTAGGCGGGGTAGCGGCAAAGCGACACGGCGCTGAGATGGCCGCGCAATCGCTCTACAACGCCGTTCAGCCGGCGCGACCGGAGCGCGACCGCCTCCAGCGACACGCCCGTCAGCAGGCCGTCGTTCACGAGCTGCAACGCCTTCTCGCCGTCTGTGTTCTCGTGGACGCGGAACGACCCGTAGAGCGCGTCCTCGCGCTCCTCGAGCGAGGCGCCGTGGCCGACGATCCCGCGCAGCCCGCCCTCATGCTCGAAGTTCAGCCACACCTTGACCCGATGCGCCGCGCTCGTCTGCGGCTCGAACGCGCCCGGAAGCCACGACTCCCTGTACGGCGTGAAGTCGGGCGGGTCCGCGACCGTCGTCGGCGTGTTGTAGGGGACGATGCGCGCGTCGATCGTGCGCCCGTCGCCGCTCGCCTCGAGCTCCGCCGCGAACTCGCGGACAACCTCGACCCGCTCGTCGCCCACAGTGATGTCGGTTGCGCTCATGGCCGCACCACCGCGTCCGCCGGCAGCGCAGGCCGCAACGGCTGCACGTTGTTGTTCGCCCCTTCGACGGCCGGATGGAACTGCTCAAGGCTTCCTTCCTCCGTCGTAAGCGGCGGGAGGCGCAGCACCGCTGCGCGATATTCATCCACGGTGACCACTCCTTTCGCGAGCATCAGATCCCACGCCTTGACGGCTTCAAGCAGCGCCGGCGAGAGGGCTTCTCTGGAGTCGAACTCGACCCACGAGCCGCGAGGCAGCATGTTGGCCGAGAGCGCCTGGCTGACCCGTATCGCAGCGGGGCGAAGCTCGACCCGCCACCACTGCTCCACGAGCATTTCCGGCGACTGATAGGTGAGACCGCCTGTCAGCGGCAGGTTCAACAGGAACGGCGGCACACCGAACGCCGATGCGATCACGCGCGCCTCGAACTCCTGCGCGTCGAGCAGCATCAGATCCTTCGGCGAGAAGGCGAGCTGTTCGAAGTCGATGTCGGGCGGCAGCACCGCCGGCGCGCCACGACGGATAGCGGTGCGCTCCACCCACTGGTCCTGGATCGCCTCCGCCTGATCCTTCGTCAGCTTCCGCTGCGACTTCAGCACCGCGTTCGGGATGCCGTTCTCGCCCGTCATCGAACGGCCGAGCTCCGCGGATGTCTCCGCCGCCCACAGATGCGACGCGTACGAGCGGAGCGCGCTCGTGCCGCGCAGCCCGCCGCGCGGGTCGCGCAGGATGTGCACCATGTCGTCCGCGTTCAACGGCGTGTTGCCCGACTTGTAGGTGCGCCGGCCGTCCTCGTCGGTGTCGACGCGCACCGGCTCCGGGTTCAACACCGTCCACGCCGA